CTGTTAACATACATGAGATAGATCCATTATTAGCGCTCTCAGTCGCTTGGATCTTAACGGTTGAATTGGGGGGAATGATAAATTCAAACATCTTGGGTTGGTCCCCAGTATTATCAGCATCGACAACAAATTTTTCTACAAATAATGCTTGGCCGTCCACATCGATAATATAACTCAGAACTTCACCCACTGAAATAGAACTCCAATCTATACCTAAAGTGATCCGTGTTAAATAAAATGCTGAGGGGTTCGTATAGGAAAGGAGGGTGACAGCAGAAGAGGTTAGACCATAACTTCCACTCCAGCCGTATATATTGCCACCTTTGGCCCTTGAAATAGACTTAGATGCGGCTAAGGTCATACATTATAGATCCGACCAGTAATTGAAGCAAGCTGTCCCCTAGCAGATCCTGCCGACGCTACTGTCACTTTAACTACAGTCCGTGGTGGAATAATAATAAAGACTGGGTTTTGCGGTTGATTAGGTTCTAAGTTACCTGTATTCATCCATCGTTGAATAACTTGGCCGTTAAAGTAGATCCGATAAGTCATGTCTTCCGTCGCATCAGTTGGGTGACAAAATTGAAGTTGTCCTTTCAATATGTAATTGCCCGTTGTAAAGTCCAGAGCGGTACCTTCGGCATCACTTGATCCCGATGCAATATTGCCCGAATATGCATAAGCATATGCACCAACAACGGAAAGCCCCTTGTTAGGACCAAGGAACGTTGCTATATTCTTTTTAGCCATTCAAGACTATTCGAAGTAAAGGGTAACAGATCCAGAACTTGCCGCCATACTGCCGCCACCACTAATCTGTATTGCAATTTGCAGATCTATATTATTCGCAGTACCAATAGCGAACGCAACAGGGACGGAATTAAAACCGACTGCGCATGCCGCGTCGGCTGTATCTCCAGCTATACCCATGATGGTAAAATTCTGTTCTGAAAAATCAGATCCTAATAGTCTGCATACGACCTGAAATCCTTTTGCATTAAATCCGTCAATGGCGCAATCGACCCTGCTGATCCTTGAAGCGCCACCAGGGACTTGAATATTTCCCAAGTTGGAACTGTTCATATTATCTGTCAAGGAAAAATATTCCTTGTCTGTTGGCGTGCTATCAAACGATCTCTGTATTGTGGTTACCATTTAGAGTCTGAAGTAAAGCTTACTCCCTCCGAGTTTTAGTTGTGGAAACTGCCTTCGTGCCATGGCCCCAACGGCCGCAACAAGTCCAGCAGTAACTAATGTCTTTCTCCCTACGTCACTCCCGATCATACTCATAGCATTACTAGCAAAGGTATTGAATGCTTGACCTAATTGACCGTCAGTTACGTCTTTGATTACCCCTTCGGTTTGAAATTTACCGTTAAGGGTTTTTCCTGCGTTTAGATACGCAGCTATCGCCAAGCCAGATGCTAGGCCCGTCACGCTTGGGTGTGGAATTCCTTTCATATATTTACTCCTTTTTGGATTATTGTTCTTGTATGCCCGTCTTGCTGTTCTCCTCACTTGCCCCTTTCTGGTGGAACGTGGCTTTTTCCGAGCCTTCGAAGTTTTGTAGGACTTTTGAGAAATTAGTTTGCCGTCACGAAAATACATTCGACGGCCATTGGCTCCTTTTCTTGTGTACAGTCCAACGGGCACGTTGCGACTTACTTAGTTCTGTTATATAAACTTTCGTGGTGCTGGGTCTGATACTTGCCACATCCACTACAATAATGCAACCTCTTAAAGTTATATTGTATCTTTCCCTTTAGATCCGTGCATTCACAAGGCCACATCTTAGTATATTTGATGTTCTTAACCTCTTTTTCAACTAACGTTCTAACAAATTCGTTAAAAGAGATCTCCCTGTAACGACAGATCCGTTTAGCCAAAAGAAACCAAGCGCTATTTGTAGGAAATTTTAACGCAACCTGCTTTAGCGGCCCGCCATAATGCGGATGCCGACCTGAACTAATCCCGCCCATTTAGTCACCCTTGAAATATTTATCCACTCTATCAAAATATTTCAGCATAGAGCGCGGTTGATGCGGTTTCGGTTTCGCCTTTGAGCAATGTTTACACATTACCCACCCATGGAGATCCTTTTCTCCCATATATGATCTGGTCATTGATTCACACCTAATACAACGTGCTAAACTTTTATTGCTATTCATTCTTTACCAAATGCTTTTTGGATCCCATAGCTCATTCTAATTGCACGAACGTATTTCTTTTGATAATCAATACATTCAATACAAGTCTTGAAACCTAACATCTGCATACATCCACATGTAGGTTCTAACTCTCTTTCTTCTTTCTTGTCTTGTTTCACGTTTCCACCATACCTACATGGAAAAACCCCTATTTAGTATATACGGTATATATGGAAAATAAAAGAAGTGCGTGACACACAAACCTAAAAAGTATATATTTAATTCAAACTAGAGGCCGACGTACAAGTTATTATCAGTATATACTATATTACTACTACTACTACTACTACTACTACTTTTTTTTCTTTTCTGTGCGTGAAATAGGGGGTATTCTGCGTTTCTGTGCGTTTTAGGTGCGTTCTTCTGCTAGTCCCATGCGTACTACTGCGTCGGTAGTGCGTTTCGGTTGATTTTTAGCAGCATCAGTTAGCATCGGTAACATTTTAGAAGCCAATGCTTGAATATACCAAGGTTGACCTGATAGATCTTGAGTCATATTATGCAAGAAAGAAAGTTGAGAACCCTCCTCAGATCCCTTCAATTCTTTCGCAGCATTTCCCATTGCTCCAGCCCAGAATTTTTTAAAACTCTCTCTAGCTTGTGGAAGCATAAATTCCTCGAAATCAATTAACATCTGTTCTCTAATTTTTTTAGTGATCACATCTAACGACATTAGGAGGGTTTCGTCAGATTCAGAACTCTTCAACCAAGATTCTATTTTTTTTTGAGTTTTTAGCGGTATCCAAATTGTGTAAATTGTAAAATATAAAAAGAATGAAAGAATCCAGACTAAAAGAAATTGTTGATCTGTCATTAAAAGAATTTATCCTTTACATAATCAATCCCGATCTTAAATCCTTTTTGTTGCATACAGGACACAATCCAGAATGGGCCCGCTATCGGATAGGTAAACCCTAAATTCTTTTTGGCCTTATCCCTACAGGCTCCCAATGCAGTTTGGAAATCGTGCGACACTTCCGTTATTGGATCTATAATTTCCGTTACTGCTTGTTTAGATTCGTCTATCATATCCTTAATTAAATTTTTCAAGTTTTCGGGTATATCTTCTAAAACATCTAATAGATCCGCCATCATTTTTAGAGCGTCGGTTGTTTTGTCATACATTGCCGCTAAAACTATTCCCCTTGGTAAATTCAGATCTACAGCCGGTACCACCTCGGCAATAGCAATTAGATTATTCATGGCATTAACTTTCGGATCTATCTTAGATAATCCGAGCCACGCAATAGCCTGAATAAATGGGGTGAATGCTTTTATTAATTCTGGGGTGATAAGATCCCAATTAATATTAGGTAATTCTTTCTTCATAATCTATACCCTGTTAACATACATGAGATAGATCCATTATTAGCGCTCTCAGTCGCTTGGATCTTAACGGTTGAATTGGGGGGAATGATAAATTCAAACATCTTGGGTTGGTCCCCAGTATTATCAGCATCGACAACAAATTTTTCTACAAATA